CTTGCGTGTGTTTGCCAATTCAATAAGGTACTTGGCAACTTCAGTATTGTGACCGCCCTGGAGCAAGAGGTTTGCTTCAGAGTTTTCGCCATCCTTGAAAAGATCATATCCTGCAAAGGTATCTGTGAGTGTTGGAACTGGATCGGTTCCACCTCCAAAAGATCCATAGACATTTGCTGTAAGTTTTTGGAATGCGGCGGTTCCTCCGACGACTCCAAGATTTGAACCCCATGCCAAGCCTGTTGTTGCTGTCTGTGGTTCCAATTCTAATCCGGAGGTCGCCGTATTGTTTCCAGATGGATGGGAAACCCAAAAAACATATTGGGACTTGTTTAACTGTCGGGTATAGTACGAGTTTGTACCATCAAGATTTGTGGCGTTCTGAGCCTTGGAACCAACAAATGTTTCAAGAATTGCACCCTTTGTTCCAGAGACGAAGCCGTCTTCATCAACAACTGCAACCGCAACTTCATCATCAGAGTAACCCTTGAGTTTGGTTGTTGTTGCTGTTGAAAGCGTTTGGTTAAGAAACCTTGCATATGCCCATACTGCTGTGGCTGCGCTTGCACCTACTAGTGCACTTTGTGCATCTCCGGTTGAACCAATAACACGAAGACTAACCGTGAATGGCGCAGTAACGGATCTCTTTTCAAGAACTTCGTAAGACTTTGCAGTATCAGCAAACTTAAGGAAGTCTCCAACAGCAATCTTTGATAAACCATCGGATCCAGTGAATCCAAAGGTGAGAATGTTAAATCCAGCGTTTGTTAATCCTGTACCAACTGTGAATGTGATTCCACTTGCACCTGACCCGGCGCCAAGCGCACTAAAAGTAACTCCACGGGCAACATTGTCCGAGTATGAAATCTTGAGCGAGTTGCCTAATACTCCTGGATAACGGGCAATTGCAACACCTGTTGCACCAGCACCTGCTGATGTGCCGTAATTGGTGAACTTGTCTGCAAGATCACTGTTCCAAAATGTGGAAGCAATAAGACCGCCTTGGCGGGTTGCCGCCTTAGAGGTTGCAGCATCGGCTGTGCGAATAACCTGTAGACGAGCACCGTAACCAATAAAGTTGGCTACACTAAAGAAGTCTGTGTAGTTTGTGTCATCCGGAGTTCCGTACTTTGCAGCAAATTCATTTTCACTGCTAATCGTTTGGATTTGGAGGACTGGCCCCCATTTAAAGTTTCCTGCATAAGCAGCAGATGTGTTGGATATAACCTGATTAACAACACCTGTACGGTCAATTTCCGTAATATTAATACCTGGGCTGATTTGGAATGCCATGTGTTCTCTCCTTTTTGGCGAAATCTAAGATTCAGTTCTGATGGTATATATAAAACAGAAAAGTTCTGATTATGTGATTTTCCATTCACTATTTTCGTCAAAAGGATCGGTTACTCCATCATCAATAAAGCCAAAAAACATCTCTTCTTCCAAAGTTTTCATTTGGTTTGCATACATCTCGAAAGATGGATTTGATCCAATAATGTCCTTGAAGTACAATTGGGTGGTTAACCAAGCAAAAAGTACCAGAGTCATAACCAAATCATCGTGGTGACCTGTTTCTGCTTCATATGAATTCTTTTTTGATACGAATGAAAATAGTTCTCTGACTAAATCATAATCTTCAATTATCAATTTTTCTTGTTCTATGAGTCCCTTAAGAGTGGTGCAACCCACCCGCTTGACTACTTCGGTGGTTTTTACACCCCGCTGCTGGTTTTGAGCATTAAAACCACCGTCCAACACCTGTCCCTTGCGTCCCTTGACCGAAGTATTTAGTAAGCCTTCATATTCAAACTCATCATGAATAATATCTGCCACCTGACCGCCAATATCATTTAGTTCCACCAAAACCATAGCATCATTAAACTGCCGACCCGCCGCAATAATGGCTGTGGGAAACATGGCTGGTGGTAGAATATTATTTCTAAAAGTTGCCACCACCTTGTATGGGGCAGTAGTCATATCAATCACCGTGAAAGCATGGTAATCATTGCCTGTTCCACGGGAAGTGTCCACCATCATAATATAATTATGATCTTTCTTAGGTTTTTCGTAGACTTTGAATCCATCATCATTCTTATAAATTGGATTAACAAAGGTAAGAGTCTTGAGTTTACGGGGGGAGATCAGGGTATGCACCGAGCCGACGAAATCGCAGTTGTGTGACACCAATCCATTTGAGTAGTAGAGGTGTTTTTCTCCCGAGTCTACTATGTCATAGAGATATATCTTCCGTTTCACCAATCGTTTTGATGTGAGAAAACATCCACCACTTTTTGATTGGACTTCTTCGTGTTTTGTTAGATTCTTTGCCCTTACGATGCCATCAATAGTCATCAGCGGGTGTTCTTCGGAGCATTTGAGAGTAGTGCCATCGGAAAACTTGAGAGACAGATATTGATTGCGGGATATTCTATTCACACCGAGAAACTCCACCTCGCCTTCTGGAGACAAGATTTTGTAGTTCTTTGTGTTCATTCTCGCATTGGGTGCTATTGTCTCAAATATTGTAGGCATTTATGTTATATTCTTCCATGATTTTCTACAAACAATATTGTACAAATTGATGTCCGTAATGTTATATTCTTCGTGAAGTATATTTGCAAACTCCCGCTCCTTAGTCATTTTCTTACCATTTGACATGGTGTTGCCCACATCGGCAGTCGGTGTGTACTCTGCAAATCTCTGTCGTATTCCTCTAACTGTGATCTCGTCTAATTTTGAACTGTGGATCACGCCTTTTCTTTTATCACAAAACTTTTGGATAGTTTCCTCAGAGAAACACCCCTTCTTGCCTTTGTTCCATGTGGTGCAACCTTTTTTCACGCCGCCTATTCCCTTTCTGCAATATCCCGATGCACCCTCGTAATCGCCGCCTGGAGAAATGTTCCATCCATCCACAACTGTGCCGTATTTGGTTATTAGTTTTGCTTCTCTATCTGATGCCGCCATAACATCGTCGAATGTTTCTATGATAGAGAAGATATGTGTAGTTTTTCGTCTTCTCCGATGGTCTTGTTCTCGTCTTGTTGGATTTTTGGTCAATCCAATGTATTTGATGTTGTCTTGGACTTGTAGAGAATAGAGGTATATCATGTAGATATGTATACATCCACCAAAGTCACACTCGACTATTCTTTGAGATTGCTGTATATTTCTCCTATAGTCGTATCTTTTCCGTCTATTCGGATACGAGTGTGGTATGCAACCGACTCGAATTCTGTGCGGAACTGCTCTTCCGAGGTGTTCTTGATGGTTTGTTGCTTCCATGCTTCGTCACGCCCAGGAACCTCGTCCCAAAATACCTCTACAGGCACATAATCATTTCGTTTGTTTACAGAATCAGTCCATAACTTGTAGTACATATTCATGCCCTTGGGGGTGGACACAATAACGACTTTAGTGTTTTTACCTGATGAAATCGTAGGGTATACAGAGGAAAAGAACTCGTCGGCTATGTTGAAGGGAACATAGGCAAACTCGTCAAGCAGGATAAGGTTAAACGAGTTACCACGCACAGCAGACGATGATGTGGCAGCAGCAAGAATTTTTGAGCCGTTCTCTAACTCAATAGAACCTTTGTTCCAACTCAGAACACCCTGCTGAATCCACTTTGGAAGATATTCGTAAGCCAACTTTAGGCGTTGTAGAAGTTCTCGGGCAGTAGCCAACTTATTTGCAAGAACCGCAACATTCTGATTAGGGGTGAAAAGTACCGTATGAAGAATATAGGCAATAACTGTGGTGGATTTTCCACTCTGACGGGGAAACTTTGATATTGTAAAACGGTTGGCATGAATTACATTAACAAACTTCTCCTGAAAATCATAAAGTTCAAAAGGCACAAGACCATCATTCAAGTTGACGATTTTAACATAGTTCTTGATGAAATAGACAGGATCTTGGGAACAGCGAAGATATTCGGCAACTTGCTCCTCGTTGAATTCAACAGGAACATTTGCCCCCTTTAGATTAGGATTGCCTAAGTATGCGCCTTTATCCTGTTTGTCCGTCATTGGTAGCCTCTACATTCTGTATTACTTCTACATCAACAATCTTGGCATCCATTAGTTCTTTGTATCGTTCACGAACAATTGCCTGTAGATCACGGGTACTGCCAACAAATATAGAGTTATTTGTGATGCTTGTGGCTTTTTGTGTTGAGCCTTCTCCGTCTTGGATTTCCTTTACCTTTTTGTGAATTTCCAAAAGATCTTTGTTTACATCGGCAACAGCCTTTATGAGTTGTGCAACAACCTCATAGGCTCGGGGCGAATCACTTTCCTTTGCCACAGTAAGAACAGAATCTATGGCATCTGCGCCTGTCATAATGATTTCACGAAGGTTCTTTCGAACCGTCATGTAGTCTTTTTTCAAGTCAATATCGTCAATAGGCTTTCCGCCTTCAATAGCGGCTACATCAGGAGACACCCTCTTAATAGAAGTCTCGGGTGTGAATGTGATATCCAACTTGTTTGAAATCTTTTCCTCTTGCGGTAGGTCTTCAGTCATAATATACTCTCCAACTATCCAAAGATGCTGCCATCCGAGGCAGTTGATCCAAAAATCTTCACTGTGTATCCGTATCCTGTTGCTCCAGCAGATGCTCCAGCAGATGCTCCAACAACCACTGTTTCTGATCTGTTACCCGTGCCAGTAAGGTATTTATCGTAATCAAAAAACTCGCTAATGGCTTTCTTTATAATATATGCATTCTTCTGAGGGCCGTACAGGTAACCACGCATCTTGAAAGAGATATCCCAAACAATGATGCGGTGTTCGGTTCCGTCATCCGATGCACTTTCATACTCAACGGTTTGATTGAATCCAGTAACAACAATAGGGATGTCTATCTGCCTTGCAAAATTACCTAAATCCAAAGTAACAACAAACTCTGGAGCAAAATAAGGCATTATCTGCTCAACAATCTGCAAGCCGTCTTCAATCTTGCGGGTCATAATATGCAGACTAAACTCCAAGTTATATGGAACTTCTGCATATGTGTACGAATACGATTGATTTGTAGAGTTATAGTCATATAACTTTGAAAGCGTGTTGCGCTTTCTTGTTGAATCGTATGTCAATGTATCCAACTCAAACGACATTCTTGGCAGATAAGAGAAAGCAACATCAGAATTGTTTTCATCTGGCTGAAGCGTTGGAAACTCCTGTATTCTTCTGATGTACTTGTCTTTTTCCGAATAGGCAAGCGGAACACGATATCGGCTTTCTTCTCCATCTTCGTTTTTTCTATTAATATAGATGTTGTTGAACAGAGTACCAAAAGCAACTGTGTATTTTCTTATGGTTCCGTGGTAGAAATAGCCAAACATCAGTATGCGCCATCACTAAAAGGATCAACTTCCGAGAAGTCGATAATAGTTCTGGCTTCCTTTCGAATGGCATCATTGGTTCCAAATGGATTGACTGTAATATAGTCCATAGTGTTTCCAATATTTGAAGCAACCCTTGCCTGACCACCAGATTCGCTGCCCTTGATTATACCATTGATAATCGAAGCCACATTTCCCTCCACACTCTTTAGATACATCAGATTGGGTGTCAATTCACTCCAATTTGTAACGGTTCCAGTGAATGTTGCTGTATCCAATGTAGTGCCGACATATACGACTTCATCCACATAGAACGAACCAGTATTTCCTGTAATACCAATATATGTAAGCAAATCTTTGCTGTTTGTTGCAATACTATCAATATTGTCCATGCCTGTTTCGATTTCTTCCTGATTGTGTTGATAAGTCTGTGCTGTTATTTCATAGGTGAAATTGCGATTGCCTTGGTAGAATGGAGTTTCATTTTCAACAAACTCTATTTCGTAGATTTCATAGGTCATTGGAGAATAGATCAGATCGCCTTCCCGTGGGCGCAGAATGTCAGGAAATGCAGCAGATATAACATCCTCAAATCGTCTTTTAGAAACAACAACTGTTATTCTATCCTTCAGTTCTAAACCAAACTTGGAGAATAATTCGGCTCCATTGTGACGCTCGTAGTCCTTTAAGTACATCTCAAGTATTGCACTATCCTTGAATTTAGAGTTTCGGTCTTCGCCGAACAGATAGTCACGATCAAATGCTTCTCGGGCAATGTAAATAAAGTCTTCCCCTGTTACCTTTATGGACTCAATAATGAGGTCTTCCATAAGGCGGGGTTCACTATCCTGATACTTGAAGTACGGATTCTTTGCCATGTGTTATCCCATTAGGAATTCGGGTGGAAGTTCGTATTTCTGCTGTACTTGTTCTTCAATCTTGTCAATCTGAATCTGTGCATCGTCGTGTATTTTTTGGGCATCAAAGTGAATACCACCAGGAAGGTCAACATTGGCAAACTTGATAAGATTTTGACCCCATTGACGCTTGATAAGATTTGATAGATATTCTTTTAGAAGACGGTCATTATAAATCTCAGGATAAGTATTAGCATTAAGAACCACATAGGCTTCAATCATCAGGTAGTTTCCTGGTTGTAATACATCTTTCCAATTTGTCTCCAAACGCAAACGGTTCGTCACTCGGCTAAAGGTGAATGCCTTTTCTGGCTCAAGAAACTGTTGTACGAGTGAAATATAAGATTGTGCAATATCATAGTATGACAGGTTGAAGTTGCCGTTTCTCAATCCAAAGTAGTCTTGCAAGTGCATTTGGTACTTTGCACTGAAGAAGTTTGTGGCAGCCATTCCTGTTTCGCTAAACGGAAAAACCCTGCTTATTGTTATAATATTGGGACTCAGACTGTCGGTATTGAGATATCCGTTGGTAATATCCTGAGAGGTCACAGCATAGGGAAAGTACATTCTTTCCACACCGTCAAAATGGTATTCAGCAAAAAACTGCAAGGCATCGTCCAAGCGATCCTCAACTTGACCATCATCAACATTAATTTTAATAACAGGATGCCCAAGTCGTCTTAGGCAATAGTCTTTTAGTGTCTGTCTGGAAGATGGTTGAGCCATTTGCCCCCCTATTTGGTGATTTTCATCATTATGTATAAAGGGCTAATCGTAGGATTTCAACTAACAGGTTGTTCTGTCTTGAAAAGAAACTCTATCAGTTGATATGCCCCAATAGGCATACGAATATCCCCTAAATCATCGGCAGATACAGGTTCCCACTCTAAATCAACCTCAGAAGATAAGAATTCAGCCAATTCTTTTTCATAGAAAGGCTTCTTTTCATCGGTTACATCCCATTTTCCTTCTTCATTTTGAGTTCCATAGAAGGAAAGGAGTTCCCGCTGTTTCTCGGCAATAGACAAATAATAGCCATTAACCTGATCAACCAAATGTCGTGCAGAAGCAATCTTATCTAAAGCAAAGAATTGCATTCCTAATATTTCAAATGCAGGGTGGGCTTGGAAAAGGGTATCAAGGGTTACTTTCATGTTTACTCACAATCTATAAATGGTTTTATCTTGAGGTGATTCTGAAAAGTTTGGAGAAAATACAATATCTTCAACCAAACCGCTTACTCCATAGGCTTCGGTGTTTGTTACGGCATCCACATGAGGAACAGAAGTTAATCCAAAGAAGAACTTTCCATTATTGTTTGCTGATCCAGTAGGCATATCCCCATTTGTTATTCCTAAGAACGCAAACTCATAATCTTGTCCTTCATATGCTGATACATCTTCTGTTAGTCTTCCACGATATATAAGACTTCCTTCAAGAGAACCCTTATAACCAAAGTTTGGATCAACAAAGTCTCCACCACCTATTGTTATAGGGCTTACAGGTATATATTGGGTCTGAGGAACACCTATTCTTTGTCCCCACTCTTGCCATTGGTTTCCAAACGAATACGGTTCTCCGTTGGGAGATCCTGACATTCTGATTTTTCCTGAGTTTCGTACTTCCCAATTCTTAAACTCAGGAGTAGATACGCAAATAACATTAAGATCTGAGAATCCATAACCAAACATCCAATTAGGCCCATAGTTATAGGGCTTTACCCCAGTTACTCCTGCTGTTTTTAGTTTCTGACCATCAAGCGTGAGATATTTTGCAAGATCAAATGTTGTTCCTGCAAATCCCATTTGAATAAAAGCATCAATTCCACCTGCTAAACCATCTTGTATATCGGAAGTCTCCAATTGCTCTTTTACAATGTGCCAATCTGCAACAGGGTGTGCATCATATCCATATAGTCCTGCATCAAGGCACATACACTTTTCTTCAACATTCTCTAATCCTGGTATAACTTCATATAAAATCTCTGCACTAAACCCAGGAATATTTGCATTCTTTGCATAATTTGAAGAGATATTCTTGGCAATCTCATTCCAAACAGTTCCTCCATCAAGATACCCTCCACCAAAACCAACATCTCCATCTACTTTTAATACATCTTCCGAAAGCGCAAGAAATGATATAATATTATTCTTAAAATTAATACCAGCAGTAATGCTTCCACATATATCAATAAGAGCATATGTTAATAATCCTGCCTCTTTTGATCCATATGATATTGATGAATCCAACCCTTCTATTAGTGCTTTATACCCATTGAAATCTTCAACCGTTATTGTTCCCACAATAGGTTCTTGTGCGGTATAATATGATCCTGGATCCAATACCCCTTTAGGAAATCCTATAGATTCTAATTGGTAGTTTTCGTCTGCTGTATCATGGGGGCTACCGATAAGCCTAAAAGAGTCTATTAGCCCTTTCAGATTTCCTTCACCATACCAAAGGAATTCTATATCTAAAGTATATCCCATGCCTTGGAAAGCACGATCACACTTATAATAAGAGCAATCACATGGTTCATATGTGTTTTTTGTATAACCATCAGGTCTTTTTGCCCATGTACCATCTAATTTGTTTGTCTTTGCAAAATTAAAGTCAAACGGATTAACACAGATTCCTGCGGTTCTTCCTTCAATATCTCGGGTGACAAAATTTGATAAGAGATATTGACTTTGTGCCAATGCAAGACAGCCATCCAACTCGGATGAGTATTGAGTAGACCACACCGTTCCTGATTCAAATCCAGGAGCATACGAAATACCAGGAATATCAATTGGTTGCGGATCTGAATCACCACCCATGCTCATAGTGTGCCTCTTTCATATGGCGAGAATGTGTCTGTTGGAAAACATCCTCTTATTCCTGACCAACCGTAGATAAAGAACTCACCATATCTTTTACTGTTATATCGTGAGATTGTGTTGTCTGCAACTATAAGCGAATCTGTCTCGGAAGCAAATCCAGATCCTGCATTAAACTCTGATATTGTGCTGTTGCACTCATGGTACAGAACATTCGTTCCGTGTGTTGGATTACTGTTTATCGAAACCGATGCACTTGGAAGAGATAATGTTGGTTCAATATCAGGAGTAACTACCTTTACTTGAAAAAGATGTGGCGGAAGAGAAGCGTATGTGGAATTATTGTTTGATGTATCTGTGGGATCAATATATCTTGATGATGTTATTTCCTTACGATAGTTTGCCGACTTCGAAGAGTTTGCTCCTGCCGATACCACTGATTTTCCTTGAGCCAACATTCCATCTCCACCATTGGAACGGGAAACAAACTCATAACATTTTGCAGTAGAACTATTAGTTGCATACAAGCCATGATACCCATTCCATATGGATCGGCTTCTGTGACAGATGAGAATGCTGTTGTTTGCAGCACAGTATCCCACACCACCATTAAACTCCGAGAAGGAGTTTAATGCCTTCATATATGAGTTGAACTCACAAACATAGCCGTGCTTGAATCCAGATGAAGACATAGAGTTTGAACAGTCTATTGAGGAAGATGCCACAGCAAGATAGTTTGCACTCTTTGAACCAGTACTTACTGTTCTTCTTGCATTGATATGGGATTTTAATGCGCTTTCTATGCCTATTTCGTTTCCTGTTACAATTGCAGCAGGATCTATTGGAGCAAACATATTCTTATGATAGATATTATCGCTGTCGCCCAAGTCTGCCAACAGATTAACTAATGATTGATTTCTTGCCGATATACCACAAGAAAAACTCGAAACTGCAATATTACTTGCATTAATGACCGACTCTTGATCTGCCATCAAACCATATGTTCTTTTTGATGAAACTTGCTGTCCAAAGTTTACCAAGCAAACATCCTTGATAAGACCCAATTTTGCCTTCTGTATCACCTTGATCCCGTTGCCACCAAAGCGAAGCACAGTCTTGAAGCACTTGGCTCTTAGATTTGTGGTTTCTGCTGAATACATTATTTCGAGTGTTGAACTAGTTTGAGGAGTGCCTGTGAATGATTTGGATGTTATTGCATCATTCGTTGTGGTATCAGAATCTTGTTGATATGCCAATGAGTACCGATCAAATGCAAAGGCTCCCATTTGCCCCACGCCTCTACCACTATCTGTACTGTTATCCAATCTAAGAAAGTTCACAGAACCAGAATACCATACCGATCCCATTGATCCTCGGGGGGTATAGGCAGCAGTATTGCCATAACTATATCCTCCAGATGCAGTTAGTCCTGATGCTTCATATTGAAAAGAAATAGGTTCAATCCAATATTGATTCTTGGTTGCATCTCTTTCATTTGAGAATACCCCTTTTGCTCCAGCAATGATTTTATTAAAGGCAGTATTATCATTTGCAACATAGTTTGGATATATTCCACCAAAAAGACGATGATATCCATTAGGATCGGTTATATCTTTTAGGCTTGGTATATCAGAACCAAGAGTATTACCGATATTGGTTACATACCGCTGCTTGAACCAACCTTGCGGAGTGATATAGCCACAGAAGAATGGACTTTGGTTCCCCTTCTTTTCCCAACGGTCAAGTTGAAGACCATTTTGTGTTGCATTGTCGTTATACCAAGAAAGAATGCGTTTAACTAAAGTTGGTCCGTACAACTGCCCATTGATTGGTGGATATAAGTTATAGTATTGTAGCAGCAATGATAACTTGTTTGGATCCGAATATTCCGTTGGATACGAACCTTTGTCTATGTTTGCACCACTCCCAAGAGGAGGTCTTGCCACTCCACTCTCAAAGGGCCCATATCCATATCCTGGATGATTTTCTTCATCCCAAGGAGGAACACCATTTATAAGCCGAGCACCAGATAGCAGATAGTCACGCAACTTCTTTGCAGCCTTGACGATTTGACTTGTTTTTATGAACGGATCTGTTGATCTTCCAAAGTAGTAAGGAAGATCACCCGAAATCTGAAGATCATCTATAAGTTTCTTGTAGAAATATGCGGCAATGGTTGATGCAACAATGATTCTGTTCTGTCCTGTTAGATTCTTGTCATCCCAAAGTAGAGTTGCGTTCTTAGCCAATTTTCCAAATCTGGGATCGGTAATCTTGTTGTCAAGTGATTTTATACTTAGACGATATCCACGAATCATAATATCCACAATCTCAATCTGTTGAACAGGATTTGAAAAATAAAGAGGTTCAAATCCTTGGGATTCTATTGTTTGTGGATTAGACATGGCAGCCGCTCCATAGAATATGGGTGGCATAACATTGTGGTTATTTATTGCTGCCTGTAGTGGAGAGTTTCCTGGGCCTCCTGCATATGTGTAGATTGGATCTCCACCCTTGGTTCCAAGCGAGTTCCAAAATGGAACTTCGTTTAATCTTCTGTAGGTGAAGTTGTTGTTCTTGATACACACAGTCACCACGCCAACCTTTAGATCAACAGGACTAAATATTTCTGTTGATGTACTGGCATAGATTCCATCGTGCTCCACGGCTGATCCCACATCAACAACTTCGTGTACTCCAAGAATCATGTCTCCACGAATAGCATCAATATAGCAGTTGTTTGGGGTAACCATTCTGGTAAGAGAACTCTTAATATTGTTTCTTACCCAATAATAGGAGGGATTGCCCTTCTTTATCTTTAAATGGTCGTATATGCCGATGTAATCACCAATGGATATCTTATCCTGATTCGTGACAAGTATTTGGCAGTAGTAACCTTCCTTATCAGGAGCCTTATCATAGTAACTTATGCCAACAACTTCATGGTTGGTTGGCTTGACACCCTTGATTTTGAGTCTTCTTGCAGATTCAAAATCAATATTGATATCTTCTTCTTCAAAATATTTCTTTCCCGTACCATCAGGATTTGATTGGATTGCACCAAGTTGAATGGTAACCATGTTGGTTTTTCCAACAATCTTGTTTCTGACAACATCAACAGCCTTGCCTAATGACCTAAATGCATTTCCTGTTAGACCAGAGTTCTCGTCATCACTACCATCCACACCCACATAAAGCGTGATGTTTTCATTGATGAATGGTACATCATCTGGATCGTCTAAGAACTGAAGGTTATTCGGCATATTCTATCTCCAAGTATCAATATGTAGGATAACCGTTTCCAGATGTCTGATCGTTGGTTCCTGATGATTGTTGTGAGGTTGATGATGTATTTGTCGTCAGAATTTCTGCGGCTGTTGCTCCAATAGCAGAAACAAGTGCTCCTGTATCAGGATCGGTATTTCCAAGATTTAGGATATAGGGTGTATTATTGATAAATCCAACCTGTGCAACTGGATCATATAGTTCTGCTGCCGAAAGGAAGTCCTCGGAAGAATAACGAACACCATAACGGGCATCACGGGGATCAAGAGAACCAGAACCCTGATTTCCCAACATTCCACTCTCAAGAACGCTTTGATCTGTGATTACCAAAGCACTACCATTCTTGTTTCCTGCATAGCCGATTAGTGTGGCAGGCTTTAGTAGTCCCGTACCTGTGGAAGATCCACGATATAGTGGTTGAATACGAACACCTGTACGAATATCATAATATCCAAAGTTTGCAACTCTTCCTGCAAATGCTATCTTTGCAGAATCCCGTATTTCTACATCGTAGTTTGGAAGAACAAGAGAGATTGGACGCTTGGGATCTGTGTATTCGGTTCCTTCTGTTGCACAGATGGTGTGAAGCAAAAGAGAATCTGTATCGGATGCACAAGCAAGCACATCACTCTGTAGGAAGAAAGATTGCGAAGCACTTCCTGTTGCTCCTGCAAGTATTTCTGTTGGATCTTTTGTTGGAACACAAACCCCTCCAGTATACGATCCTCCTGCGCTACCTGGGCCTGCACCTGCACCATTGTCAACCACACCGCATCCAGGAAAATATCCCTTACACGCAAGAATCTTGCCTATTGTTAATCCTGCTCCTGCTCCATATTCTGCTTCAAGTCCCGTTATGATTAGGGAATATCTGAAAGCAGAAACAGGTATTTGAGCAGTAACTCCTGTGGAATCAGCATACGGTATACAGATTGACCCAACATTTATTCCGGGAGTCAACTCGTTCAAAATTTCATTTGTCACCCCAGTATTATCGAATGTCTTTTCATATCTTGCATCACCACAACGATAGTAGGTTGCATCACAAAGCGATCCTGCCGAAGCACCACCATAGCAATATCCCGTGGTATTTGAATACACACAATCAACATCCTTTAGCCTACCCCATTCTCCACCGATTCGGGAGTTGTTGTAAGTCTCAAAGAACGAGGCATTGATGAATGAATCTGTTGATGAAGCCAATCCTGATATGCCGTTGAAACGAGCCTGAGAGATGTTTGTTGGATTCTCAAAATTATAGTAAGGCTCGGTATATCCGTAGTAGATGTCCCATTCAATGGGTTCCTTGGAAGAGTCACCACAGACGATGGTTGACATATCGTTTGCAACTATTCCATCTCGACGGTTTGATGAAGCAATAACATCAAATGCACGGATTTCTCCTGATGAGAATGCATGGATTCCATTTCCGTAGTTATAGCAGGCTCTTCCAGAATTAATGGTTAAAAGGCTTCCATTTGAAGAGAAGAATCCATCAGAACCGTTGAAGCAGGAGAAGGCAGAGTCGGCATTAATAAAACTCTTGCCTACCGCAACAACACCGTACTTCTTGGAGCAAGTGGATACTGCTGCATATGCATTGATATAGGAGTTCTCGGCAGCATAGTAGTTTGCAAACAGATTACCACAGCCAATTGATCGAGGAGCATTAATATTTGAGTGGTTGCGGGACTCGTATCCTGTGTAGTTGCAGCAGGAGAACACGCCAACCTCTCTGAATACTTCTGGATCAGAGAACTTGTCTGCAAGCACATTAACTGTTGACTTGTTATTTGCAAAGACTCCTGCACCCCTGGAGAAGCCCACAATCGCCACTTGGTGCAGATTGACAGACGAACTGTTGTCAACACGAATACCATGACCTGTTGCTCCGCTTTCGGAAAGTATGACGATGTTCTTTATCTCGCAAGGCTTGTTGTTGTTTGCAATAATAAAGCCATCCGAAGAGCATTGGATGATTGTCTTGAATCCCTTGGCTCGAAAGTCATTCGTGTCACGATTGTTTCTAATAGAAAGATTTGCACCTGTAGTTTGTGCTAAACGATCATATCGCTCCCATGACTCTCCAACGGCAACCGTACTGCTGCCACTAATATACATGGATGCCAATCCCTGTTCGTTCTTGTTTATGACCGAATTTCCAGAAAGAACAGGTGGTCTTGCTGTAGAATCATCTGTTTCGTTGAAATATGTGTATAAAACCGCATTACCAGAACCAGCACCTCTCGTACCAAAATTAAAATCATGTGCATTGCGGTATCCAGGAACAGAAGCAGCATCGCTGCTTCCTGATACACCAGATGAAAGTCCACTAAAGAACAGAGGATCTTCAAGCACAGAGGAAGAACCGTAACCTTGTTCGTATCTTCCTACAACTCCTTGTGGAGTAATGTATGCTCTTCTGGCAAAAGCAAATATATGTTCTTTCAATCCTATGCTATATGTTGGATTATAGTTTTTAATATGAACTGTTACATAGTCTACTTTGTTTCCTGGATTGGCGGATTTTAACAGAGTTGCGGTGCTATCATTATTTCTTCGATCATCAAGATCAATCTTATCAACTATTCGATGGACTCCAACAAGCAATGATGCTCGGAGTTTTTCTGCCGTTACAGGATAAGGTGTTGCAAACACACGCCCATTCACTTCATCTCGGAATCGGTAGAAGGATGGATTAAGATACTTCTGATACCTATTATCGTATATTCCAAGATATTCACCTATTTTTAGGCTACCACCATTGGAAATTACTAACTGAGCATAGTATCCGTTGGCAGAAGCAGTTTCGGTATTCTTGTAATATGCTCCACTGATTCCAAGCAATCGGTGATCCACTGCATCATAATAAGAAACTCCAAGAATAGAGTGGTCGCTTGGAGCAACGCCTTCGATTACCAATCTGTCTGCTACAGGATGATCTATGAGTACAGGATTTGGAAATGTATGGTATCTTGCTGTGACCCGTGCATCACCAGTTGATCCTTCAATTGCAGTAAACTTTAAAACAACCTTTACACCATCATCAATAAACTGATCGTTTAGTTCGTTGAGTGCATTTTGTATTTGTAGATTTCCATATTGAACAGGTGGAGCAGCAAGAAGGGCAGGAATAGTTATTGTTTTGTATGGAAAAGGAATAGGGGTTCCTGTAGATAATTTCTTATAGAAATTACCATCAAGATTTGAAATATCAAAGTTGTAACCCGCCGTATATCCCATTTTTGCTCCAAATCAGTAGACAAACTTTACATTATTTATCGTTATTCTATTAGCCTTGAACTGTGAACCTGTTTCTGTAGAAAGATAATACGAATATCTGTAGTATGTTCCGTTTGCCCCTGCATATGTTTGGGCAGCAATTGTTGCATGAAAAGGAATCTTCATATATTTTATGTCACCTTGCACATAGTGTGGCTGCACCAAGGTATCAAATTGTGTCAACCCTCCAGCACCTTGGTATCCTGTAAGATTGATATTAACAATACCATCCATAGAACCATTTGTTGATTCTATTTCGATTGTTCCATTGAAATGGATGATTCCCTTTCGTCCAACAGGCACATCGGCTTCTGTTCCCAAAAGAACAGTTACAGCAGCGGGTCGGGGAGAACCATTTTTATGAGTTCTTTCCGTTGTGTCAATAGTTATATTTGTTCCAGTTGGAGCAATAGTCCTGAATAGGGGAACACCATCAGAACCAACAGATGCAACTGCAATAATATCATTTGTTGTAACATCTGTTGATAATGTTAAATCTTTTATATTACCAAGAGTATTGTTGACAAATCTCCAAGTCTCTCCGTCAAAACGGATCATGTCACCATCGGTGGCAACATTGTCCTTTTCGACATTTGTTAGACTTTCAACATTAACATCAAGCAGGGCAAATTCAGATTCAGCCTTTGCACGAATAATCCAATTCGCAACCGAATAAGGAGGCATATTGTTGTGCGGAGAGTTTCCACCAACAGAATCCGTCTTGTACGATGGTGCAATAAATCCATCCGAAGGCTTTGTTGTTGTATTTCCATCGTAATCAAAGTTTGGAGATCCAATTCGGTTATCACTACCCCACCAATGGTCAACACCATCGTTTGCTCCAACCGCTGGGCGGTGGTTGTGGCTGGGCATTTCTGCAAGGGATATTTTGTGCTGTTCTTCTCCACCAAACTCTCCTATGAGTCGTGTAGAGAGATTGGTGCTTCCTCCTGCACCAACCAAAGTTCTTCCACGGAAATCAGGAAGTTTGAAACGACCATCCAATACTTCTCCATAGATTGAACCAACCAAGCGGAAAAGATCAGGATATGCATCAATACTTATATAAGATCCATCACAAAACAACCAATTCTTAGGAACCGAATCGCTGTTGCCTATAAATGGGCTGACTGTTCCTATGGGTTGTATTGCCGAGATGTTGACATAACCACGGTAAGACAAGCCGTTGACTATTCCTGGTGTTCCCAATACAAGATAGCCCCCATCGACTTTTTGTGCCACTGCTATTCTTGTGGTTCCTAAAGCAACAGGAGGAGTAGCCTGTAATGCTCCTGGTATGGATGCACTAAGAAACCAAACTTCTCCTGATTGAAGAGAATTCACACCATTGGGTGTTACATCCCCAGATGGTATCATTCCTTGGGTGACAACTGTATATTTTCCACTAACAGTATCTGTTACGATTCCTAATACAGAAGAAAGATAGCGATCCGAGGCATCTGCCTTTACAATATTTCCATCCTTGTTGTATGCAACAACTGTGCCTTTTGTAAAGGTGGATGCTCCTGGAGAAATCGAAATCTCAATCTTGTTTGTAGGCTTGAGAAATACTTCGAATGGATTGTTACCAAATATTCTTGTCGTTGACATTTCTTTCTCCTATCAGGTCATTCCCATGAGTCTTGCCGAAACAGACCCAGAGAATCCTGATGCATCCAATGAATAAACCGATTCAAAGTATCTATGATATGTTGAGGAAATCGTATCCGTATCACGAAGAACCGAGAGAGAATCCCGTTGTATTCTCTTTGGATCACCTGATGCAGAAGCACCAATCATTCCAATAATATTCACATCTGTTGCAGTTACCACTTGCGGTATTTCCGCCAGTGGAATAGGCAAGGTTGTCGCAGCAAAAATCTTAGGCCCAGAAGAACCTGTGGATATTGGATAATATCCACCATTACCAATAACTATATTTTGGAAGAATCGGTCACACTCTGATTTTTCATCGGAAGGTGATCTCTTCTCGTAAGGCTTGGGGCTTATTCCCTTTGATAGTTGTAATCCAGTAATATGAATAGACCTGCCATCACCTAATGTTAATCCCATCTCTATGAATGGGGCAATAAATGATCCGTTTGCACCAACTGCACCTGAATATGTCAGAGATTCTGATGAGAAGGCAAACTGATATCTTGCATATGCAGAGGTAAGATTTGCCGTATATGCTTTGCCACCAGATGTTCCGCTTCCACTTGACAAAAATGCTCCCTTGGATTCTATTACCGCATAAGTTGATCCTGCATTCCAAACAAAGGCTGTTCCAACGGTTATACCAACTGTGGATGCGGAATCACTCTTTGCATAGAACGAGAAGTTGAAGTCGCTTCCAGATAGAGTCTTGTGATCTGGTATGACGGAATATAGTCTTGCTCTTCCTGTATTTGTACCACCAGTAACTTGAGTCATCTTTAGTTCATAGTTCGGCGGTGAAGCCATGCTTGGAAGAGTGCTGCTTATTGTTTGTCTCTTTACATAAAGCGTTCTGGTTCTATTGAGTGTGTCAAGGAAATATCCATCTGTAATATAACCAGAGACAAGATTATTTGTCGAAGGAGTTGCTGCGGATCCACTATATGTGGCTCCGAATGGATAGAACGAACGAACCGTTGTTCCAAAGGTAATACCATATGTCATTCCACCATCAAAGCCCATGTATGCTGATCCAGCAGCATCTAATCGTCTCCAAAGATCAAATCCAGAATTGAGTATCTTGTTTCTACCCGATACTTGTCCTATTAGATTGAAATCTTGAATCTCGTTTGTGTCTTTATCATAATAAATAGGTTGTAGATCAGATGAAGTAATGGAATAGGTTAATCCCAAGCCTTGGTATGCTTGAAAGAGTCCCATTTTCTTGCCATCCATTGTACCCAAATATATGAATACTGGTTTTGCAACATTTGCTCCAGCGTTATAAAATACCTGTGGATCAAACAGATTATTTGGCGCATAGGTTACTCCACCATAACAGTTGCTTTGATTGCCACCAAAGGTTCCACCAAGATAGAAAAGATAACCAGCAGAAAGCCCTAAAGTTGTTATTGCATCATAACCTGTTGCACCAACTCCAGTAGCAGGAATCTCAAACACACCTTGGCGAACAATAACACCATAGTTTACAGGTGTTACTGTTATACCAATGCCAGAACTAATTCCAATAAGATCATTGTCGGCACTTCCACGAAGTGTTGCTCCACCAACAAATATTGATCCTGTGGTTCTTGTAAACCAACCACTGGTTACACCTGATGGGTAACTATCAACAAATATCTTTATACCACTGAGTCCGCTTGCAGGAAGCGTTTCGTAGACATAACCATATACGGTCTTACCGTTACCAACAATACTCACATTCTCGTATTGGGAGAACAAGGATGTGCTATAAGCACTTCCAACACCGCTTATTACAGGAACTTGTAAGACAAAATCGTCGCTTGTTACTTTTTCTAAGATTCCTACAACTTCTGCATCCTTATATCCATCCGAAGGATTTGCATTCCATCTTGCTCTCTTGTATTGTCCAAAAGAATTGAAGGTAAGCACCGTTCCAGGCTTATAGACAGATGTTGATTCGGAAAACAAGCCACCATCGGCTGTTGCCTTGATTTCAACAATATCTCTGTTCTGCCAACTGTGGTGCAAAACTGGTTTTTCACGGGTTCCAGGAACGCTGAACTTTGTTCCTTCGGTTCTGAAACTTCCATCTCCACCTGTTCCATTCGCAATATTGCCTATCTTTACTTCAGAATTGGGGAACATTTCTAATGCATCATAATCGGTAAGTCCCTCACGCTTCATCTTTAGAGAGCCAACGCTGTCACCTGTGACAGATTGGTATATCTTCCAACCCGTGGGAACAGTTGCCGTATCCTGTCCAGCAGTTCTCAATGATATAAATGGAGAACTTCCGCTTACTCCAACAAACTTGAAACTTCCGCTTGGAGAAACAAACGCCTTGGCTGTTTCAATATTTTCTGATGATAGGAATGAATAGTAACCGTTTCCACCATCGCTGCTGTGGTATACAAAATACTTGTCTCCTGCTGCTCCCTTTACAACAAATCCTGCTCCACTTCCCCCAGAAAGAACAGAATTAGATGTAAGACCACCCACAGAATTAGGATCATCTGTATTTCCTGCGGATGCAAGGAAAAGAAGCCGATCATCCAAGTGAACTTGTGCCGAGTTGAATACAACTTGAGATCCATCAAAATATATGTTGCCACGGAAACGGTGAGAGCCATCAATATTATAAGATAACGAATCCTTTGCAAGTACCTTTAGTGGACGATATACACCGTCACCACGGGAACCTGTTGCTCCAACAGAGATATAATCATTGTCTGCAACCGATACAGTTGTTCCACTTGCTCCAATAAACGAAGAAGATAGTTGAAGATTGTCATAGTTTATACGAACAGCATATGTTCCACCCTCCCATTCTGATCCAACAGACTGTTGGGGGTCGAAAAGCGAAATCAAACCAAGACCATAGCCAAAAGCACCAGTTGATGCAAAGTTAATCTGTACAATTTCCTGAGTTGAAGGAACAACCTGTCTCTTATGAATAATACCACCAGTACCCTGAACATCATATATTTTAATAGCATTAACTACCGAAATAGTATCATTAACTCTTTGAAAAAATTCCAAAAAATTATTATTAAGAGTTAATGGTGTTATACTGTGAAGTTGTTGACTCATGTTTTCCCTCTATTGCTACTCATGCTGTTCTCAATCGTATTCACTCTGATTTGTAGTTCTTTTATTACCGATTCTAATCTATCTATGCGGGTTTCTACGATCTTTTTTTGATCCCTATGTTTTACAAAATCTAAGTATGAGTTTGTGTTTGTATTGATAAAAATCTTAGAATCATTAGGCACAAGATCACCTCAAGGAAGAAACAATTGTGAGATTTCTGATTTCTGGATAAAAATCAATCTTAATTGTTGAAGTATCAGATGAGTTTGAAGTAATTATTATCTTTGTTGCAAAAGATACAAAGTTTTTTGCATTGCTTGTTGAATCCAATTCAAATACAAATTCATTGAATGAATTCTTGGAAACTGAATTTGACCCCATGATCTTGGTCATTTCCACATAGTTTTCACCATCAAAATTTAAATCTCCTTCATACAGCACCTTGGCGTACATACGAAGTTCAATATCCGATGGGGTTACTGCTTCAACTGTTGCACGAAGCACATTTGCTGCAAGTTTAAGATCTGTTCGGCGGGTTATATACTTCATAGACGAACTCTTCGCCCCACCAAAACTCTGTGTTTCGCTTTCGTTCTGAAGAATATCAATGGTCTTGGATATACTATTTTTAACCATCAATAATCCAAGTTTTCTAATATCAACTATTGGTGAAACATCTTCTCTGGTAGTTGACACGGTTACAAGCAAGGAGTTATTTGCAGTATTAAACACATCCGAACCTTCAATATCGGTATTTGAAGATATTGTCCTATCTTCACCTGTGCTCAGTGCGTATACAACATCGCCTGTTGTTGTTCTCCAATTATCATTGCACATATGAACAAGATCAAACCCTGTTGTAGAATCTGAACCATTGACTATTGGTATACGAGCAATGGCTTTTTTCTGATTGGAATTAAAAATATTAAATGATTTTCTCATTATATAAAATCGTAATGTTGTGCTTGGGTCTTCAATCTTGGTAAAGGAAGAACCACCAAAGTATCCATTAGCACCAAACACGCTTATTGCAGATATATCGGATGTGGTGGATGCTGTTGCGGTTTCATCAACACGAACAAGTCCTCTTTGTGATATATGCGTCTTGTATTGATCCGAGTTTGAACGAACAACCAAAGCATATTCTCCTACTGCCAAATATACAGGCTTTGAGAATACAAAATTTGTATACCCTGTGCTTCGAGGAAGAATGTCTATTCTGGAGTTCTGTAGAATATGATGTGTATCTACCTTTCCTCCATTAACTTTTCTTATTTCAATGGAGATAGGAATACTTGTATCAATAGAAGACAAATACAAACCGATTTTATCCAAAATCAATCCCTTTGGATACTCACTGCCATCAATAAAAAACTTTTGATAAATGCCGTTTGTTGTTTGATTGCCAGTATAGAGTGTCTTTTCGTTCTTTAACAAAACATCAGTTCTTCCAATCGGAAAGAACTCTAAATCAACGGTATTGTCATCGCCTTCGGCTTGGGTCTTCCAACCCGCTCCGTTATTGAGATAGAGGCAAGAAGCCGTGCATGGCTTGCTTGTATCCGAGTTTTCAACAATCTTCAAAACCTTGTTTCCTGTAATATACGCTCCATTTGGAATATAGAGCACAAACTCTATGTTACCATTATTGTCTGACTTAAGATCGGAATTTGTTGTTCCAGTGATATTCAACACTCTTGATGTCAGAACAGGCGTAGTCATGTTCTCAAAATAAACCAAGAAACGGGTAAAAGGCTTGAGGGAAGAACCTCTCACAATAATATAGTTCTTAGGAGAGAAAAAACTCAACGAAGAATCAACATAACGATTAGTCTTGCCGTCAGTAAGACCAAATCCACCATTTCCAATGGTCTTTTTATTCGGAGCAAACAGGGCATCAGTATTGATGCTACGGGAGAAGCGAGATGGTGCTGCATTGTTTATATTGTCAGGAAACCCCTTTGCAGATGCTCTATCCTTCTCAAAGATAGAGTTCTCTAACAGTCTGTCTCCAAACCACAGGCTTTTCCAAAAGCCCCATTGAGTTCCAAAACCATTCTTTCTTCCATTAGCCTGTACAGATTCTCCACCCGCTTCCCATGCATCGTTCTGTCCACGGGAGTTGTTTCGAACGATAGGCTTGGTTGTCTGATCCACCCACATTTGAGAAGGTCTATCAAGAGAAAGATATCCGTGCCAATCGTTTAGTCCGAAAGGATTCACAGAAGCCTCGGATGTGCCTTGGTTGTTTGATATCAGGGTTACTCCTGATGTATTCTGATTAGCCATAACAAAATAATCTGCTTCGGCAGCAGTTGTCTTTGGGTATCCGGTGGTGTTTGGAACAAAATCAATAAACTTTGTCGTGAATGGCACACGAAGTGTGCCCTTGGAGAAATCCATAGAACAGTTGTACTCATCGTTGGAAACATCTCCAACATAGTGACCACCAAAGTCATCAATCACCATTCCTGTGAGGAACTCATTCTTTAGTACAGCACTTTGAACCCGTGCCTTGTTTTCCAAGGATTGTATCGAAAGAGACTTTTCCAATTCAGCAATACGATTCTGCATATCGTTGAGTTCTGGAAGTGTTACCACTTTTAGTGGTGGCTTCTTGATAATAAAATCCTCAGAGGAATACACTGTTCCTGGAACATTGATTTCTGCAACAACACAACCATCCTTTGGATACTCAGGAGGCACAGGATTTGTAGCAGTCTCGCCTTCAATAAGGACAAATGTTCCATCTTCTCTCAGAACCAACAAGTCAATGCGGGGAAGATCCAACTTATAACTGGCTTCTATTGCCGATTGTGATTCTGGAGATGGGAACCATCTTCCACGAAGAATAGATGACTTGCTTGCTCCATTTTCAATCAAGCCTTCCTCGGTTCGAATCATGCGGAAATCTATGGAGTCTGCAAGAGAAACAACTTCTCCCGAAATTCGATCAAGAAAGTTAGGTATTTCATTATAACCCAATGTCATTTGATTGCCATTAAGATCTAATCCGTGAAATCCTGATATTGCTATGCCATTGGCATCAAAACCATAAGAGTTTGTTGTGATTGGGCCGTAGAATCCTGGAGCAATAGGTTCGTGCTCAAAGTAGCGAAACACAACGGTAAAATTTCTACCGCCATTTTCGGGTAATAACCCTGGAAGCAGAGTTATGGATGCATGATCGTATCTGTCGTTTCGTTGTCCATCATCAAAAAGGAATTGACTTGTGATGTCAATCCCGTTAGTATCCGAAATGGATATCAGTTGGTACACATCCGAATAACCAAGGCTTATTGTTCTATTCGTGGAGAGATTTTGCAGAAACACTCCTCTTGCTTCACGAAGTCTCTTCTTTCTATGGGAAATAGATGTTGCAGATGGTGAACCAGAAGGAGTCGTTGATGATTTCTCTGGAAAACGAACTTTGGTTATAAGATAACATTTTCCAGCCGAAGGCATGGTTAAAAGTGTATTATTATCTTCTGCTGTTGCAGGGGAATTGTTAGAAGTAAGAACAACTGTGACCTTTGTTCTACTATCGTTTATTATGAGATGCGGAGTTCTTGCTCCATTGCTCTTCATTGGTATAGTTTTGCCATTTACAAGAACAGTAAACATCTCAACATTCGGAGTCGTGCTATTGTCATTAAATACCCCATCAGGAATATCCATGTAAAATTCGGCTACAGTTGCTGGCGTTTGTCCATTGTTACCATCTGGAAGGGGTGTTGGAACAGATGCTGATGTAATATCAGCAACAAAATCACGGGTAATCATATAGTCTGCATCAAACACAGACTTCACATTGCTGCCTCTGGGAACATGATAAACAAGACGCTTTTTCCCGCCAGGAGTAGTATCCGCACAGGTTACAGGAACCGAACTCTCAATGGTGAAAATCTTCTCTCCATCCAAGGAAAGAGTACAGGCTTCTGCAAAAAGTGCAGAGGTTGCAATGGTATCCGTATAACTCTGCAACTCATTAAAGTGAAGGCGATATGATGTTTCATCGTTTTTCTCTATGTCTAATAGGGTCAAGCATCCGATTCGGATTCCATCACAGTTCACAATCTCCAAACGAGGAGCCTCGTCTGAAAACAGTTTGCGAATCTTTCCACTACCAAAGTAGTTTGTGTTAACCTGTGTATAGTCATAGAAAGCCGATGCTGTTCCACCAACACCACCCATGAGTGGGTTATCCAAGTTGCTCTGAACAATTATTGCATCAGAAAGGCATTGATCATTGAATGCTTGATTAAACAATCGCTTGTTGTCTGTAGTCTTTACCAATGGCACTGATTGGTTTTCTACAACTTCAATATCAGTGCAGTTTACTACGGCACGACCACTATTAACATTGAGAGTGTTTCCGATTATATCAAGAATAAATGGCTTGAGGATCTTGTCTCCACCACGACAATCCCCGTCTTGTAAAAAATTATTTCCATTTAAAACAGGATTAATGATACGGATAGAACCATTAACCACATCCACCAATTCAATAATATCATCATTTGAATCGCCTGTAATCTGCACAAGTGAAGGAACCAACTGAAGACGATCTGCTCCGGGTGCAGCAAAGTTGTAGAAGCCAGCAGACGGATCATATAGACTTGAGTCTGCTTCGGTGGTTATGTACTTTGAAAGAAGTTTTAGACCAATTCTGCTATTCTGTAAGAAAGGCGCATAGTTTGTGTACTTTCCTGATCCAGAACTTTGAATTTGGGTGGAAAGTCCAAGCATCTGTGCCGCAGTTGTAACAACATACCCCTTCTTATAGAATATTCCTGCTCCTAAACGGGCAAGAAGTCCTGTTCCATATACAACTAATCCTGTGTCTGCATTTTGATCAGCAGCAGAAAGAGTGTTGTAGCCAGGAACTCCCTTTAGCGAGAAGGTGAATGTGGTTTGTTCAAGGTTCTCTTCATCAATAATTGTGGCATCAAATGCCTGATCCACAACGGGTAGTGGATTCAATACAACAACTGAAGGCAATTCATAGCCATCACGATATTCAAAGAATATCGTGTAGTTATTATCATATGAATCTGTATTTGCCGCAACATGAAGAATTTTTATTATTGAGTTTGGTGTACCACTCCCAAATACAGCAATCTTGCCCTTAAGAAAAGAAGGATCTTCGGGGTAGTAGAACTTGAGATACTTTACCTTGGCGATTTGAAAATCACCACCAGATACTATGGGAGAAGAAATAACCTTGTCTCCAATAGATGCAATCTGATTCTGTAGGATTGACTGTATTTGCGTCAGTTCCCGTGATTGAATAGCCCTTCCAGGTCTAAACAGAATCTTAGAATAGTTCTTTGATGAATCAAAATCATCAAAATATGGTGGTTTGTTGACTATTCCCAGTTGATCTGACATCAGTTACCTCAAATCTTTCAAATCTTTATGAGTATGGAAACCCGTTCGGTCTGCACACGGCTGCGGGTCTTGGACTCTGTATTTTCTATGTAGACTATTTCCCCAGAAAGCGGTTCAAAAGCAGGCGGATCAACCGAGACTATTTGACCTGTTGCTGCATTACTTTGTACAGTTCCATCTGTTCTTATTCGGTCGATACTCAATGATCCTCCCGTTCCCAATGAAATTAAATTATCAATGCCAACAACTCCTGATATTTCAACATAATGAGATGCAGATACGCCGCTTACCCTTCGAATAGAGAATACTCTGGAATTAAATTTATCTGCACACAATCCAGAAACATAAGCATAACCTTTTTTGTAGTCAGTAAGAACCGTACCCAATTCAAATAAAGCACCAGTAATACCAATAGTGGTTGTTAATTTATACACCTGATTCGTTGAATTTGCCCCCAAATATTGTGTAGACGAGACTACTACTCCAATATCTTTGGATATACGCTTGAATTCCGCCCCAGCCACGCTGTGCGAATATAGCGAAACGCTTTCGCCATTAGCACCTGATGCAGATTGGATCAATTTTCCATTGAGTCCCTTTATTAGAAGAATCCAATCTCGTCCTGTGTTTCTTATATTTTCAATCTTTCCCACCGAGCGGGAAGTTTCTCCAAAAATATAGTTTCCAACTTTCAATTGGCTGATATCTGCATTTGTTGTTAGGGTACGAACTATGACTTCATCCATGCGGGAGTTTTCTGTTCCTGCAACCTGACCACTATTCCACAACAATGGATCTTTCAGAATCATGATTTGACGAAATTCGCCATCAGCAAGTTGCAGAGTAGAGGCAGTTTCACCACCATTAATATCCACACACATCTGCACATAGGTTGGATTTAGTTCATTGATTGCATTGTATCCATGACCACCCGGAGGAGACACATTTGCATGAGCATCAAAATTTACCAAAGAACCAGAAGGGCCAGGATTTGCCAAGTATGCAACAGTATAGTTGCGACCAGAATTGGTCACTACGAATTTTTCTAAATTAAACGACTTGGGATATTCTGTGAGTTTCAGATACCCTTCAGCACTCATACCATCTCCAAGTATCTTCAGAGTTGGTGCTATTTGGTAGTTTGATCCTGTGGGAACACTTCTTGGAAGAGGATTGGTGAAAGACAAGACTCCTCCAGAAGCAGCATAGGTGTATCCTGTAATTTGTCGTGATATTCCTGCACCAAGTCCATTCGTTATGGTTATGGTGTAGTCCTTGTAGATGTTTGTAGCCTGTGAAACAAGGCTTGCGCTGCCAATAGTCATTGTTGTTGCGCCAGACAAACCAGTTATGATCTTGTAATCAAGGCTTTTTGCAGTTGACACACACACATTAAATGAAGCATTTGCACCGTTTCCTCCTGATAATCCTGCGAGCGGACTAATGATAACACTATCCACAGTTCCTGGAGTGGCATTTTCCTGTACTTCGTACTGTAGTATTCTTTCACCAAAAGAATAGTTTCCATTAGAAATAGACACAGGAAAGTAGTTTGTTTCATTTGTGAATTGGGTGACTAATCGTCTTTCATAATCAGGAACAGTAAACATAAACTTCCACTTGTATCCATCAGGAGTTGTGAAAGGATTAGCAGTATCCTTGATGTTTGGTTCATAGAGCGATGGAAGACCGGTTTCTTCTCGATTTCTTCCATTTTCCAAGCACTTGTATACACTGCCATCAGATGTATACACATAGAAAAGATAAGATTCGTCGAATATATTTACATTTGAAGCATACTTGGAATAACGGGTTCCTCTTGTCCATTGCACAAGCGGCGACATTAATCGCACATCATTTGCCCCTACTCGTTTGGCAAAAAATCCATCTCTCATGCTATCGCCGTAGGTTTCCATATCATCGGTGGGATACGGAATGGTTTCGCCGCCCGCTGTAAGAACAACACCATTTTGGCTATCCCATTTATAACTTCTTCCCAAGACAACAAAATACGAGCCATTAGGATCAAGCAATTCCCTATAGAGTGAACTTGCGATTCCTTTGCGAATGACTTCTTTGGTTGAGGTTTCTATTGCCATGTTTTTCTCATTTGGTGGTTTATACTATCTATCAAAATTACTCAAGCAATTGGAAGCAATGGAATGATTGTGTCTGATGTATTTCTTGTTTCGATTACGGGAGGAATAAACGGTGTGGTATATGATTCCAAATAGGCTTGAAACGATGCTCCTGTTGGAAATCTATCAATAAATCTCAATTGACCAGAAGGAACAAATTCTGAAGGATATACCTGTAGAGCCTGTGTTGGAAGAATATAGTGAGGAATTGTAACATTTCTGTTTGGATTTGGATCATATTCTTGATCGAATCTGTCTCTCAGATTTCTTGCAGCATAAACATGAAGATGCTCAAATCCACCCATATAGGTTTCTCCTCCAACAAGAGGAATTCTCATTTCTCCATCAGAAGCACATACTCCATGTATGTGCAAATCTGCATATCGTGCAGGAGAAAGATTCGGATTTCTTCTGGAGGTTTTAGGTCCAAGCCCATTACCCCAATATGTGTGTCTAAAATATTTTATCTCTCCCATTTCGCTTAGATAGTGTCTATTTGTTTCTGGAAAATAAGACCAATCTTCTGCCGAGATGACATTTAGATCAAGATAGGGCGAAGGTTCTTCCCTTCCATTATACAAATTAGTTCTTCTATAAGGATGAGATTCACAGTAAAGTTTAGATGTTGGTATTTGAGTTCTCAACCATTTATAGAATTCCCACCATCCTCTTTGTGCATCTTGTGACAATACAGATGTGGGAATATATGCTCCTGGTTCTGAACCAGGAGCAATCGCCAGAGCATCCAATGCTATTTCCATTCCACAATCTATAAAAGGCTGAACTGAAGTTTTCAATCTTTCAATTGCATTAGCGTAACTTGCTGCAAAAAGCCTGTTCCATCTGGGATACTGATTTTCGGTGATATCGTTGTACCTGCTAATAGTCCCATTATATACTATGACCTTTATCTTACTGGATGGATCAAACCATGTGAGAAGTTCATCCCATTGTTCCTTTAGCATTGTTCCTTGATCGCCATTTATCAGAGCATACCAAACTTCTATAAAGTCATTTACTAACCAATTGGTAGGATTTCCCCTAGATAAATCCATATCAGTCCAACCCTCCGCCGCACAGAGATATGCATCTGCTTGGTATGAAAGGTGTTCATAATTTTGATAAGCAGGACTGACGGTAGCGATATTTGGTCTTCCAAACGGCATATGTATTTCAAAATTTCTTATACCCCACTGATACCATGCCTTCAACGACCAAGGATTTAGTCCACCAGGATTTGGATTATATCCATCGGCAAAAGCACCAGTTCCAGACACAAAATCGTACCAAGTAAAAAGAGGATCTTCTCCACCCCAAGCACAAGCACGATAACCTGGATCCGATGATGTATCATCACCATCAAAGTTATAACCAACCCATACTCTATTCATTATGCTTGATTCTGTAGAAGAACGAAAAAGAGGAATTACGGCTTGTTGAGTGTCGATTGGAATAACTGCCAATTGATTGGTAACAAACTTTGAACCATTGAACTTTTCATAAGTTGTATTGCTTTTAATCGCAAACAGATCGTTTTTCATATTTACAGATAATGGGCTGGATGATGGCGGAATAGGAAGAGTATTATACTCATGTATAACCGTATTATTCTGTGGAACTTTCTTTACAGAACTTCCAAGAGTCAGATCGTTTTTGCCCACTATGGTTGTGTCTTGAAATCCATTAAATTCCGGCATGACTAACTCCTATTAGATTAATTTAACCACGGGAAGTTGTAGAAAATCATTCAATTTTATTGCAGCAAATGATGTACCTGGAGGTATGGCTGTTACTCCCCTGCCAGCAGGATGTGGAAAAGTCATCCAATGTGTTATTCCAACGAATTGATCCTGTAGAGTATTTGGAAGCACAGCGTTATTCACAACACCATTTGGTATAAACTTTCCATATTGTGTGGCAGTTCCTCCCGCAGCACCAACCTCATTAGGATTAACGCTTGTTCTACCTGTCCAAGAAGAAAACACATAACCCCATCTGTGCTCGAAAAGAGGAGGGGGTTCTCCTGAATATGAAGTGTTCCAAGGTAAAGTGGATCCTGCCCCGGATCTGCTTTCCATCTTATACTGAGCATATGCCCCTAAACTTGTTGTGTCGTATGCCTTGACTCTTGTCATATACTCGGATGGTCGAATTGATCCGATATTATCGTAAAGGGCATTAAATACAACAAATCCTGCTGGATGTACCACTTGCTTGATTGCTTCGGTATATTCCTCCAGTGATCTTTTTGATTTCACCACATAGGAAAACTGTTGGTATTCAAAACTGTCCTGTATGCGGGAAACTCTGCTCAACAGATTTTTATTATTTTCGTATTCTTCTACTGGATCAGAAAGTATGGATCGCTCAACGGAAAAAGATCCTCCTGTTCCAAAAGGAGAATCAATAACCAAAGTGCTTGAACCCCCGTAGTTTACAGGATTAGAGAATATCCGAACTTTAGTGATTTTTCCGTTTTCATCGGTTGAGGACAGAAAACCACGGATATGCTCGGCTCCTGTTGATCCAATCGTGAAGAACTCGCCAACATTGTAACCTGATCCACCATTAACAATAGACAAGCCTGATACCGATGGAACTGCATAGTGACTATAGACTACCCCGTTTTGTTCTATTTGTATCGGGCTGAAATCAGATTCAGTGAAGGTTCCAGATGGATTTGTAACACGAAGAACATAGTATTCTTTACCATTATATGATATTTCGTGTATGTCATCAATGGTTGATGAACCAACAAGTACAACCAACCCTTCATACTGATTTGCCTGTAATCCCTTAAGAGTGGTTATATCAAACCCATTGGCAATATTTGTATAGTCCTTCAGCAAATATATTTGGTGATAATCTTTATAGTTTCCTGACGACAACACAAAGATATAGTCTCTGGGATACTCAATAGTGGTGTCTGAATCAGATATAATCTTGTATAGGAGTTGTATGGACTTCTCATTGCCCTTGATCTTGTAGAACTCCCTTATATTCTTTATAAGAGTTCTCTCGTCAAGAGTATTATCGTTATGAATAGCAAGATTCTTTGGAAATCCATCAAGATAAGTAGACTTGAAATGAGTCAAGAACTTGTCTGCGGTGGTATCAATATCAAAGTTTCTGCCACCATTTTGTAGAAACTCTATAGGATTTCCGTATTGATCCAACCACTCATAGTATGCTTCAAGAAAATCAGTAAATAATGGATATTCGTCCAATATAAAATTTGGAACGGCTTGTCTTATTATCTTTGAATAACCACTTCTTCGAGTGGTATCCATCGGGCGATCAAGAGGAGTAGATGTATTTGAAATAAATGGCATCTATTATCCGTTGATTCTACCCAAGGTTGGAAGCGTGATAGGAATGCTGTTTGGTAGTGGAGGCTGTGCAGGAATAAAAGGAACAACAAAAGGAGACAGACTCTGTACGGCATTTCCGTTTGCAACAATCACGGGGCCTTCTGGAAGCAAGCCTCTTATTCCAAGCGAATCGGTGAAATCCTTTGATGCTCCACGCATGAGGCGTTGTGATTCATCCTTGGTCATGGCATCAATTTGAATATTCTCGCCACTTATCGTTATGATTTTGTTCTTCATTGCAAATATATCATTTGATTGCGGCTGTATACGAATCTTGATATGGTCGTTTCCGCCATATCCCACAGGCTTGAATTGAAAAATAGTCATGTTTCCTGTATTATAATCAACTTCTCCTGCTTTGTCCACAACAATGGTCTTTCCACTATCGGTATTAACAATGGATAGTTTTCCGTACCCATCGTCTTCAATATAGCAAGACTTTACATCACCAACAGTATTCTTGTATTCAAATGAAGACGAGCGAACTCCACCCTTGTGTCCATCGTATGGATGAAATATAGGATTATAGAACTTCAGATCAACCAATGATGCATAGCGGGTGCTTGGTCGTATGCGCTGTTCAATCAAGGTCTTGATTTGTGTTCCAAGAATAGAAGAATCAACCTCATCCAACAACTTGTTCAACTTGGAGGTATAGAGAGAAACATCAAACTTCTCCAAGGTAATATCAAAGTATTGCATGATAGCGGCTCTCTGAAGAGCAGCAATCTCGTTTCGGGAAAGCGAGGTTTTTGTAGGATTATAGTTTGTTGTAACTATGAGTATTGCTTGAATATACTCGGGATCAATTACTTCTGGTATGATGCCGACAACAGCCTTTTGTTTCAGACTTTCTATTATTAACTTCTTGTCTAAATCAGGTATAACAAGTCCACCATTAGGTTTTATAGAGAGAAATACTTTACCAAATTGAGGGGGTTGATTGTCCTCGCCACCCCATACCTTTACACTCTCTGCCTGTGGATATATTTCTAATATGGCACTCTCATAATCCTTTGCAGTAACGCTTCTATTCTGAGCCATAAATGCCTTTGGGGCATTCTTGCGGATATCTGTAACATCCTCGGGCTGTGAGCCTCCTATGGCGGCAGAAACAGTTGTGGTGGTTGATCCGGAGTATGCAAAGGAAGAGAAATAGTTTCCTGCATCTCCGATTGACTGTAGATATTCCACATAGACGATATTTCCATTATTAAGGCTCTTGCCTAATATGCCGTCGCCAAAGTATATCTCGTACTGCCCATCATATGCTGCCTGTAAAAAGAATATTTTCTCTTCGGCTCCTATTTGGGCAAAATCTGTGGCACGATACCATGTTTCGGTGTCATCGTCCGCAGCAGAGGCACTTTGACGAACCTTTACACGAATAGAGGCGACATCGGCATTTGTTGGTATCAGGAACTTCTTTTCCCGAATACGGCTGTCATAGACATAGGTCAGGGTCTGTAGAGCACCTTCATGTAGATGTGCTCCATCAACCCGCCAATCATTCGTACCAACCTGTGTAAACTCATAGTCTTCAAGAAAGGTAAAGGCAGTGGTTATTGTTTGATTATTATCATTAACATACGAACCCAATGCATAGTCACCACGATTGATTGTGGCAGAAGTGGAACGGCGCAGATTGACCACTGCCCGTGCTGATGTTGTGGATCGTGGAATATAGTTCAGCAGTTTGGCATGGGATACGATTGAATCCCGCTTGGTTGCACTATCAAGAAACATTTCATTTCCCACCATGCTGGCATAGAAAGCAGCATAGTGAGTATTATATGCAAGAATATCCATAAGAATATTCATGGAGGAGCCTTCAAAATCATAACCATTAAATGTCTGCTTGGATTGCAGATACTTTTTGAAGTTTTGTTTGATTTTATCGAAATCAAGTTCCGTAATATCCAAGAAGTTCTCGTTCGCCATTTACTTCAGCCTCTCTACCGGCAGGAATAATTGGAGAGTTTCCCTGCTGTTGGTCTTCTTTACAGTGAAAGCCATGTCTATGGTGTATTTATTCTCTTTAGGAACAGGGGTAACGACAATCTTTATATTCTCTATTCTTGGTTCATAGTCCTCAATATAAAAAGTAAGACCTGTTTTCATCAGGCTTGCTGTTCCAGGGTCCATTGGCTCAAAAAGAGCATCATATAGTGGGGAAGAAATCTCAGGATTAAATGGCTTATCGTAGCGAATCAACCGCACAAGGTTCTTTAGAGAAGTCTTTATTGCATTTCCATCTGTAACAGTAACAATATCCGCAGAAAGCGGATGACTCTTGAAAGAAAAGTCAAAGTCTCTGTAAGTTGGTTCTGCCATTACTTTTTCCTCTCAGTGCTTAAAAGATATTCAATACTATTTCTTGTCTCTGTAGATTTATCTACAAATCCATCGTATTGAACCGCATCTGCAAACTCCCATGCACACCATTCGCAAATCAAGCAGCCTATATGATCTCCCTTAACATCCCTTATAGGAAGGGTAGAAAACATAAGAACATGATTTGATTGTAAATAGGACTTAAAAAACGAATCCCGCATGACTCCTGTATTTATTAGATTTGGATCGTTTTCGTGTGTTGCTTCCACAAGATCAACAAAAAGGGACAATATCATGTCTGTATTGCCTCTGAATGTTGGAACCATTCCTGGATGGCACGACTCATGGGTCATTGAGAGTTTCTTCATAGACTTGCCATTAGAAAAACTTCCACCATTATGATATTGTAATAATTTCACCCTACAGGCATCCGATTCATAACGAAGCCGATTTAGGTGTTCGTGAATATTCTTATCAATAGAAATATCAGGGGTTGATGCTTTTTTACCCTTTTTCTCCTTGCCAAGCAGTTTGTTGATCCAATTTGTCACAGGATCTTTTATTCTGATCCACCCAATAAACAGCCCTGCAAACAGACCAACAGCAATTATTCCAATTTCAAACCAATCCCTCATCATATGACTCATAAATCCCAAATCATCAGTACTATTCATCGGAATACTCCATATTTGCCTGTAAGATCGCCGTTGAGTGTTCCTGCACGGGAATGCAGACCCTTCACTTGATTTCCATTAACGGTGTATCTTGAACCCAAATCTGCACCCAAAATCAAGGTGCTTCCGTCCACTCTACGGACGGTGGTGGCAGAGGTTAATATAGGGGAGCCATTGGCAGTATGTTTTTCCGAAAGCAAACCAACAACCGGTTTAACAACCCGTTGTCCGTTACTGTTCTTATAGATAAACATATCTCCGGATTTTCCTACAGGTATCATCCCCATTATTCCTCCAAATATCTTATATATTGATGAATAATGAGGTAAAGCATATACCCTAAAAAATATCAGAAACCATTATTAATATAATATCAATCAAGTTATCTCAAGCACCGAAACCACAACCTCTAGTCTAGAGGAATTTGCCTAACTTGCAAACAACAATATATTCTCCAAGATCTACTTGAGTATGAACTGTATCTGCTACCAACCCAACGGAAGAAAGTAGTTCGTCTAGTTCTGCTCGGGTATATCCTACAAATTGTAGTTTTGCCAATCCCATCAATCCTTCTTCTTTCATGACGGTAAAAATCAACAACTTTTTAGCAATCTTCTTACAATCTAGTAATAAATCAAATAGTAGTTGTTTATTCTTTGCCTTATCTTCACCGATATTATAAGTTATAGTTCCGTATAGGCAAACAAGGTCAAATTTCTTCTTGGGAAGTTTGGTGTGAGTCTTACACGGGCATAGCGCAAGTGCATCTTCACGAATGTCCATTGCTTCATACGCAACCTCTGGCTTGTTCTGCTCTAACCACTTAAGCAGATTGCATGGACCTGATCCAACATCCAACACAGAAGAGAACTCTAATGGAGATAAGATTCCAAAACGGTTCTTATATTGCTGATCGTTGTATCCAGTAGATTCTGGAGTTGGATAGAAGTAATTTATGTCACGGGAGTTGCCCATACAATCTCCCTTGGATTTTCTTGTGTGGTAATATCTCGCAATGCTTGACGATAGACCGACCACTCTGCTTTCT